ACTCTTGCCATAGCCGTTCCATCTCCTCTGGAGACTTAATTTTTAATGGTCTTCCCATGAAAATCACTTCCTTTCTGTTTTTGGGATATAAGAAAAGCCCTCGCAATTAAGCAAGAACTTATCTACTATAGGGTTAAGTTTTTTTAGCGGCTATATAGCTTTGCAGGACTTCAAGCCACTTCCAGGGTAGAAAATCAGCCACCGACCGATGAAAGCCGGTGGCCGTTCATTGGGGATGTTATGCAAAATGGCTTTTTCTGTTTACCTAATTTTGCATAATACAATTATAACTCGTCCATTCGGACATTGCAAGGACACGATTTTGACACGCTCTTGTCAAGCCTCTAATCCAACATAATTGCATCTGATCCGAATAAATACACGCTCAGTATATTGGTGAGTTCCGTCACCCACCGCCTAGCCGTCCGATCCACGTACCCATACACTTCGGCTATGTTCTCATAGGTCATTCCATCTAAATAGTAATACTTGAATGCCAGATACTTCTCCGGCGTATTCTTTGAGTACTCTTCCTCTTCGAGAAGGCTCAGACACTTGTCAATATGTGCAATCATTACTACGCTCCGTAACTTGCTTTTAAGAATGCTGTTTATAAAGATATCCTCTTCGGTGAATCCTTCCAACTCGTCGCTGTCGTCCATATCTGACAAATCAGATATCCCCTCCTGTACGCTCCGGCAGATTCGGTTATAGTTCTCCATCAGCTTTTTAGTATTCTGGAATATCTTCACTCGTTTCTCCTTGCGCTCTGACTTTTTGAATTCCTTTACCGCCTCTAAGGCCGCCTCCTTTGCAATCCGTTCCGCTGTCTCTTGATTCATCAACCCTCACTCCTTTCCTACCCGCGGCTTGTACACACGTTCCCCATCCAGGTACTCTTCTTCCTTCCGCTGCTGGCCCAGAAGCTGCCGCATCCGATTCAGCGTATCCCGGTTCTTCTGTTCCTCAAAGAACTTGACGATCCGCTCATTTCGCTTGACAATATCTTTATTCTGCCTGCGGTATTTCCGACTCTGCTGAAACTTCGTTGCTACTCGGTTCCGCTCAGACTTATCCACTGCAAATTCTATTGCATGAACCAGATCTTGCAGACGCCGGTCCTCTTCATTCACATTTTCATACGCTGCCTTGTATTCCTGGACACATTGGTCTATGAAATTCAAGAAATTCTCCAGTTCTTTAGCCGGACTGTTTTGCTCCACCGGCCTCGCCTCCCTGCCTATATCTTTTTCGTTTCCGCATCTGCAATACTAAATCTGGCCATAGCGCGCTATCCAGTACACCACTCGGCAGCCTCACCAGCGCAAAATGCTTATAATGCTCCACAATCTTTCCGCGGTGCATCTCGCCGGTATGCCCCATGGAATCGATCCCCTGGGCTTTGTAGGTATGTACCGTTACCGTGCGGCTGATCCAGTAATACCGCTGTGCGGCCTGTATCTCCTTCTGGGTTATGTACCCTTTCGGGATTTCTTGATGTTTCAATTTATGTACCTCCTGACCTCTTCGACTGCGTCATACCATCCGCGTGTATACAGTATATGGTATTCGTGAGGCAGTTCCATGCCATTTATGCGCTCACGTATCTCTGCCAGGCGCATTCGCAACGCCTCATTCTCCTGCATTAGATCATCACAGTGCTTTTTATATTCGTCGCATTTGTTACATCCTCTTATTTTACAGCTTGTGTTGTCTATCACGTTTCAAACCTCCTTCA